ATGTACACACAGGAGTAAAGCGCTAAGACTTCTGTCCATTCCTTCTCTTATGAAGTAAGAGAAGGAATGGACTGGAGAAGTCCAGATTTTCGACGATGAAAGGGATGCCATGACAGCAAACATGTACACATTGGCGGCAAAGGTTGCCAACGTATTCGCAACATACAAAGTGGAGCCTCACGACGAGGGTGTACCCATACAAGAGGTAGTTGACCACCTGATCCGTTGCATCGGGCACTTGTTGCCTGATGTGGACAGGGGTTGGTTCACTGATCTTGCAACATTGGGTCATCCGCTGTGGCGCTTCGATCACGAGGCCCATGCAGCGGAAGTCGGCGGCTAGGCACCAAGACTCCTGTCCATTCCTTCTCTTATGAAGTAAGAGAAGGAATGGACTGGAGGACAGTCCAAAAAACCATGACAAGGGAGAAGATATGCGAACAATACAAGACGAACTTCAGCGTCTACGGGAGTTCATCGTGTGGGATGATGCTGACGCCTACATACCTAAGGGTGTGTTGGCTCAGTTTAAGGCAGACGCTGGTTGCCCTAACGTAAGCGGTGGGATTGACCGTGAGGCGTGGCGCTATTCGTTGTCGAACAACGAACGGTTGCGTGTGTATGGGATGGACTTCAATGAGTCTGCGATGCCGCATCTGCGGTCGGTGAAGGCTTCGATGGTGTATGAGGTGCCGTCGTCTGGTATGACACGTAGCGAGTATGAGGCGTGGTGGTTGCAGTCGGAGTCCGATGAGCATCGGGCTGAGCCTGCGTACCGTGAGGCGGTGGCAGCATGACATTCCTAGAGAAGCATCCGATAGCAACAGGTGTAGTGGAGCAGCGCATACGGGAGGCTATCCATGCGTGGGTGTTGCGTAACAGGCCCGATGTGGCTGTGGAGATGCGCCGTGTGATACTGCAACAGTTGGAGGATGAGGATGTTTCACGCTAGATACTTTGAACCGAAGGCGCAGTTGTACCGTGGCTTGGAGCGCGAGCATTTGGCTCGCAGGTGTGACGAGTGCGGTAAGGAGCAGGTGTGCCCGGATGCGTTGCGGGTTGACGCCGACTACAAGGAGTGCCGTTTCGCAGGGTGTCAGGGTGGCACGTTGCGAGGGGCTAACGGTTCGCATCGCATCGTTGAGTGTGCGATGTGCTACTAAGGCTGATGAGTCTCCTGTCCATACTCTCTGAACAAAGTGAAGAGAGTATGGACTGGAGGACAGTCCAAAGTTCTGGTATCGACTATGCACAGGAGGTGCGGATATGAACCAGATTGACATAGATGCGATTGTTAGGCAGATCGTGACTGATCTGGCTGAGGTGACTGAGGTGGAGGCTCCTGCCCCTGCCGTGGTTGCCGTGCCGACTAGGGCACAGAAGCGTGAGAAGAACCAGAAGACTAACCGGCAGATCAACGGTCAGTTGTCGAACGCTACTAAGGCGTTCAATCGTGGCGATGCTACGGCGTGTGTTGAGGCGTTGGAGAACGCTGCGGCTTTGGTGCCTACGCATCTCAGCAAGGATGGCACTCTTGCATGGCAGGGTACGTTGGACCGGGTTGGTGCCAAGGCGCAGTCCTTCGCTGAGAAGGCTGCTTTGGCTGCCGCTGAGGCTGTCGCTACTGCCTGACGATAGCGCCTTGCGCCTCGCTCTCCCTACGAGCGGGGCGTTTGGCGGTGTTGTCATGGACACCGCTTGGGGTTGGGTACTTGAGCCAATGCGCTGGTACCCAGCCCCTTGCAGCAATCAAATCAAGTTGACGCATACAGGGAGGTATGTAATGGCTGAGTGTATGAGTGGTGTTTACCAGACAACGATTGTGTTGGATGCTGACGAATCGGGGGCGTTGCTTGAAGCGTTGCGTTTCTGTGCGGTGGACGGTGATCTTCCGTTGGAGTTGACCGAACTGTTTGATGCGCTAGGAGGTGCGTAATGAAGGATGAAACGTATAACGGTTGGTCTAACCGTGAGACTTGGGCATGGAATCTGCTCGTGTCGAATGACCAGTACCTAGAGGAGCATTTCGTGGAGGTGTGTGTCGGTGAGCGGAAGGCACGGCGCGAGAAGTTCTACGTTGAAACGGAAGCGACGATGAAGTATGTCGTGGGCGACTGGTTGCAGAATGCCTTTACCGAGTTGCTCTACGACTTTCAAGACAACGATCAGCATGAGTCTGAACTTGTGCTTAGGCGGGAGATCGGTTCGCTTTGGCGTATCAACTGGAGCGAGATCGGTGAGTATTACATCGTGATGATGGACGAGTACGAAGGGGTGTCCGGATGATATGGACCCGATTGGTTCAGGTATTCTTTATCGGAGGCATGGCGTGTATAACTGCTCTCGCTGTGTGGGTGCTTTGGCAGGGCAGGAGGGGTAGTCGTGGTTGAGGAACGGAAACGTCCACGCATCTTCATGTCTCCGCATGTCGAAGGCGCTGTTTACACGGCGTTGATGATCGTTCACGATGACCCAAGCAACGATCCGAGAGCGTGGGATTGGAGTTTGGTTGACTTCACGGGTGTAACAGACAGGCGTGTGGTCGTGAAGTGTGTTGGGTTCTGGGATAATGATTCGGAACGGAACGAGCAAGGCCCGTGGAGTGAGCAACCCGAACCGTACCTGCATAGGCCGACTTACGCTGCTATGCGTGAGACTAGGGGTCGGCTTGACCGCTGAAACTAATGCACTGGGAGGTGTGTGATGACCAGAGTTATCGAAGCGACATGCAAGGACTGTCTACAGGACAGCAATCTGACTGTGGATGCTGGCATACATGACCGGTATCTGATGCGTGAAGGGCTGGTGCAGAATATGTTTCCGAATCTTACGCCAGCAGAACGAGATATTATTATAAGCGCTAACCCACCGCACCACCGTACGACTGGGATCTCGTACTACCTGTGCGCTGAGTGTTGGGAGACAACTATGCAGGAGGCAGGTGAGGATGATGAAGCCACCGAAGGGTAAGACGTTCGGGCATGTCCCTCGTGTCATGCCTGTTGATGTCAACGCTGGACCGACGTACGATCCCTCGCTTGACGGGGAAGACACCGTTGATTGGCAAGCGTTGGAGGAACTAATCGAAGACTTCCTAGTGCATGGCATTGCTGGTCCGCTAGGCAATGGCGACTGCGAAGTTGGTCGGAGCGAAATCAATCACGGAACGAAGCATTTCGCATGAGATCCATCATCTCTCTCTCTCTCTTTTTGAGAGAGAGAGATGATGAGGTAATGGAAACCAAAAAAAACACACGGGAGGTGTGAGCAATGAGCCACGAAATAACGGTAAACGAAATCAGCGCAGACATTGAGTTGGATTATGCGGAGATACTGGAGAACATCGAAGACACCATCTATGCACGGATAACAGACCAGATCAGCGACGAGGCGTGGGATGCCGTGGCATATCAGGTTGAAGAGTCCGTGACGGAGGCTATCGACAGTCAGGACACCTCTGGAAGTGAGGGTGTAGACGAGGGCATTTATTCGCTGCTCACCGATTACATCGGTAGCAAGGAGCGTGGTGCCACGGCTTGCGGAACTGGTCAGCAGTTTGAGAAGGCAGTTATATACGCAGTTGGTACCGGGGTTGATGAAGCCCTACAGGTTCAGAAGCGTCTAGCCGATCTGGAGCGCAAGGTCAGCACGATCTTGGATGCCTTGTTCGTGCTAGGTGAGCGAGCCTCATCGGTAGATAACCGTAATGCGTCGCCAGATGATGTCATCAATGTCGTCGTCGGCAACTGACCCTTCTGCCATCGTGTGGACCGACTGGTTTGGGACCGCACCTTGGTTCATTGCCGGAGTGGTTGCGACCATCGCGGTCATGGAGATAGTTCAGCGCAGACGTAGGCGCAGAACGAAATCCTACCGTGACTGGTTGCAGGCACTCCGGTCTGTCACATCCGAAAGAGATAATACAAACACAGGAGGAAATGTGCATGAGAAGCACAACAGATAACACAAACCCACATGAGAACAACTGGATTGCCCGGTTGCGGGAACAGATTGAGCCACGAGCGCAGGCTGTAGCCGACGCAATGGTTGCTGTTCCGCAAGAGGATGGTTCCGTTGACTTCCGTGTCGATGACACGGTGGGCTTCGTCAGCGACAGCGTGCGAGGTATGGCAAGCCTGACAGGTGCCGACTTCGACGTTGACTACTTCCCGTCAGGGTATGTCCATCCGGCCACGGGTGAGCATGTCGTTCCGACCTACAAGTCGGGCGCCTACCGGGGAGAACCCAGCGACCAGTACATTCTGCGTAGTGATACGCATGATGTAGTCGGCAACATGAGCGGGCGTTACCCGACCCGCGACGGATACAAGCATGTCCTAGACACGCTTGATTCGATGTTCCCGAACTCTTGCGAAAGCATCAGTGTCTACGGCAATGGTGAGCGGGTGGTAGTTGAGCAGGTGCTTGACAAGCCGTTCGACCTTGGCGGTGGCGATCTGATTCAGCCGTACATCTACACTCGCATGTCGTTGAACGGGACATGGAAGACGGAGATCATTCCGATCACCCGTCGAATCTCCTGCGAGAACATGCTTGGGCATTCCGGTCAGTTGATCGGTGTGCGTGCCACGAAAAACCACGACCAGTTGCTGACCATGAAGGCCAGCGTGGTGGAGATGTCGATGGCTCAGGGGCAGGCGTTGAAGCGGATGGCTTTGACCTTGCAGGATCAGGAGTTCACAGACTTCATGTTCATGCAGATGCTGGAGCAACTGTTGCCAGCACCTGCATCCGATGCACACCATAAGACAATGGGTGCTTGGGTGAGCAAGCGGGCTGCCTGCAACGCGAGTTGGAATGATGAGAAGAGCAACTATGCGGATTCCACGATGTGGAACGCATACAACGCTCTTCAGGCAGCGGAGCAGCACCGGATCAACGCCGGGTTCAAGACAACTGAGAAGGCACAGCAGCGGTCACTTACGAAGGCGTTGGATGGGAAGACGCCGATTGCTGATGCTGCGGAACAGTACCTGATGGGTCTCGTCCTAGCGGAAGAGCCTTTCTAGTACATAGGATGGCGGGGACTGGCGACCGGTGGTCCTCCCACCCCGGTTGCCCGCAGGGGTGCGGCTGCGCAAACAACGCACACTAACTAAACATTCGCGCATGGGGCGGGGGAATAGTCCCCCCTCCTCCCCCGTTCCATGCGCTCTACGTCATGGAGGTGACGCTGTGTGGGTATTTACAACTCACGGTTTTTATTCAATTGTGTGTACGTCGGATGACCATTCGGTTGTGCTTGTACGCGCGCGTGATAGCGAGTCGCTAGAGAAACTGATCGACTTCCTCAACGAAGGCGATACTGGTGGTGAGTACACAAGCGAGAACATTATCGTAACCCCGTATCGGGACTACCCGTATCGAATCGTAGCGTTGCGTGAAGACTGGGTTCGATACTTGGAGCGTTACGCCTACGAGGAACTGACGTATCCGAACTTCAAGAGTGCATGTGGTGCGGCTGGGATGGATGTCGCTCAACTTCGTGCCTTGGGGGATGTGTGGCAGACGATGTACTACGACTGGGCGCCGCGACCTGATCGGGTGGACAACTCATGGGTGTGAAGAGACAGTGGTCAGACCTGCCGACCTCTGACAAAACGTGCCTGCTCTGTAAGCGACAGCACCATGCCAATGGATACTGCAAACGTCACGATTGGGAAGCGAAAGAACATCGTGGGATGACGGGTCGGCATCCCAACGAGGTATACGCAGCCAAGCGTCATCTCGGCTGTGAGTTTCCGCGATGCAACAGCACGCAAGCCGAAGGCAGCGCCGGTTATCGCTTGACAGAAACCACCTTGAAGTTGTGCCAAGCGCATCACAAGCAATGGGTGCGGCTCCCATCGGGGAAGCGTTCGTTGGATCAGTTGAAACTATTGAAACTAAATGCGATCCCATGCTCTTTGGAGGAAGCCCTTCTGCGTAGAACCCGAAAGACTAGGGGATGCTGGCATTGGGAAGGATACGCCGTCCATGATCCACGCCCGTCGGTTCCTCCTTATGGGAGGTTGAAGCGACCAGAATCCAGCAGCAATCTGGTCCATCGGATCGCCTATGAAGTGTGGGTGGGTGAGATTCCTGAAGGGATGGAGATTCATCACAAGTGCGCCAATACCTTGTGTGTTAAGCCTGCTCATTTGCAGTTGGCGACAAAGGCTCAGAATCTTTTAGAGATGTCAGCGCGAAGGTCATACGAGAGACACATCAAGGCGTTGGAGAAGCGCATACAAGACTTGGAGGAAGACGCAGCATGAGGAGAACAACATGGGTTTCATAGCCCCTAGCGGTGGACCGGAAGAAACCTTCACTCGTGAAGAACTGTTACGTGTTCGTAACATGACCGTAAAGAAAGTCACGAAACTGGAACCTGAGTCGCAAGACTGCAACGAGCAGGAGCCGGAACCGGACAACGACGACGACTAGGCTGGGAACAGGTACTTAGTACAACCCATCCCCCCTAAAGGGGGGAGATGGGTTGGTACTTGGAACTACATAGGGAGGCCAATGCAGAAATATCCGTTACACAGAGATGCCGAAGGGCGATGGATCCATACGTGGGTCCGACAGTCATCCATCAAGACTTCAGACATGTGTCTGGAACGATGGCGCACCGATGTCTTCGGACTTGTAAGCGAAAGCATTAAGGATGCTTCATCGCTGGGGACCGTATGCCATGCCGTCGCTGAGGATGCGTTGAACTCACGCTTGGATGGCATCGCGGAGATGTCCCTTCAGGACATGAACGATGCGTTTGAGGACTATTGGGAAGAGACAGTCCCGACCATTCAGGTGTGGAACAACTACAACCCTGCGACTGCGTATACGGCAGGGCTAAAGAAGTTGGCGAACTGGTATGAGGAAGTGTTCCCTCATGTGCAGCCCCTGATGGTTGAACACACCTTCGATGTGCCACTGATTGAAGACAGCGAACGTGTTGTCCGCATGACAGGCACTATCGACCTCGTGGAAGAGGACCGGCTATGGGATTGGAAGTTCCCCGGTCGTGACTACAGCAGGGATGCTTGGCAGTACGAACGGTGGGATGTGCAATCCATTGCGTACTGCTATGCGATGGGCATCCCAAACTTTTCATATGCAGTCATGCACCCAAAGGGTGTAGGTCGCATGGATCTAGTGCGTGACCAGTCACACTTCGACTGGTTGCGTATAAAGGTGTTGGCACTCTGCCAACTGTTGGAAACCCAGACGGGTCCATTCCCGTTGGGCGATAACGGTTGGTGGTGTTCTAATAAATGGTGCGAAAATTTCGCACGGTGTAAAGGTGCAACAATAGGAGGCACTTAGTTATGGCTTGGACGCCAATGAGTCCGCTAGAGCGGGCGAGTATAGAAGCACAGGTCATTCTCAAGGTGGCGGTTGAACTCGCTGTCGCAGAGATTGGCAACGAACCCGACGGTGTGGCCGTCACGATGGCAATAGAGAACGCACGCGCTCTCGCTAAGGAACTACCCAACCTGAAAGATTCTCTCGTGAATCTGGAAGGTGGACCTGTGGTAGCGGTAGCGCCCGGTCAGGATGTGTCTGCTAGCGCAGTCCCTGAGTTGACCGCCGTCGTGACCGCTGCGTTCCCCGGAGCAGCACAGGTAAATGCCCCCGCATACAGCGGTGTATCAAAGTATGTGGCTGACGAAGAGTACGGTCAGGTGCTGGCAATTTGGCAAGCGGAAAAGAACGCTGGCGTTGCATACGCTGGCAAGGATTCCATGTTCCTGTGTAATCAGGCGATCCGGCAGTTGTTCGGGAGTGGCACACGCCAGTTCCCCGCCGACTATTGGGCTGAAGCATTGCAGAACAAGGACATCCCGGTTACCAAGAACGGCAAGTGTGGGCTTGGTGATTTCAAAATCAAGAAGGGCGTCAGCGTGGCTGCTGACGGTACCGTCGGCTTGACGCAGGGTGAGGGTAACCATCCCCTAGCGAGCAAGAGTGGGTACTTCGCTGCTCTGGTGAAGAACACTTCCTTCAACTGGGGCGACCGCCCCGATCCTGTGGACCCGCAAGGCTGGCTGGCTAAGGCCGGTGGCTGAGGAACTCAGTCTGGAGGAAGCGTTGACGAGAGTGGCCAACGCACGGATCGGGGAAGGGGCATCTACGGATGCCCCGACCCCGGTGCCCTCGCAACCTCCAGCAGAAATAGAGGGGATATCCGCAGCAGACCTGCAAAGACTATTCACACCGAAGCGCGAACAAGTCAGGCGTATGCGCCATGACCTGCGCTCAGGTAGCGAATGGTCCTTCGGCGTGCGGGTGTTCGATGAAGCCACTTTGGGTGGGGCACGCGCTGGTCAGTTGGTGACCATTATCGGTCGCTCGCATACAGGCAAGACGCTGCTGGCCTTGAACATGGTGGCCCGCAACCGCAACCATCGCACCCTGTGGGTGAGTCCAGACGAAACCGAAACAATGTTTTGGGGCCGGTACGCAGCCATCCGTATGGAAATCGACCAGAAGGATTGGATTGGACGCCTAATCAGGGAAGACCCAATCGCTTGG